ATCTGTTGCGCCTGTTCTGCGCTGAAGCCAAGAGCCTGCAACTGACTCTGTTGAGCGGCACGGTTCTCTGCAGCTTGTGCTGCTTGAATGCGCGCCTGCTCTGCTGCCTGTGCCGCCTGAACCCGTCCGGCCTCTGCAACATCGATACCCTGCGCACGAGCCAGTTCTGCGGCCTGTGCGGCTTGCACACGGGCTGCTTCCTGAGCGCCGATACCTTGGGTTCGAGCAAGCTCCCCTGCTGCCGCCTGCTGACGAGCAAACTCCTGAGAACGATCCGCACCGAACTGCTGCGCTGCCTGCTCAAATGCTTGCTGAGTGCCAGTGGCCTGAATGCCTGCAAGGCGATCCAGAAGATCGCGCTCTGCTAGAGATTCCTGAACTGCCTGACGAGATCCGCCGAAGGCACCTGCTTGAACAGCCTGTGCTGCACGGCCTGCGCCCTGCTCTTCAAACTGCTGACGGGCACGGCGTGTCTGCTCATTAACAACCGCCTGCATGTAAGGCGACATGTATTCCTGAACCGCTTCACCAGTGAAGCGCTGAGTTGGAGCAAACTGGAACTGATCTGCTTGGGTCTCTTGGAATCCTGCGAAAGGCTGAACGCCCTGCTGTTGGAACTGTGCCTGACCAAACTGGAAGGGCTGACCTGCTTGCTGTGCAAGTTGCTGACCCGCCTGAACATTACCAGCCACAACGCTTGTTGCTTGAGGCAAGCCCGCAATGCCTTGGCCCGCAACTTGACGGGTTAAGTCAAAGGCTGCAGTAAGATCCTGTGGAGTCGCAGCAATACGCTGACCCTCAAACGGAGTATAATCCGTTAGAGACTGGGCCTCTGTCCGATCAAGGAGCCTTTTGAAGTAAGGCTCAACATAAGCCGGCAAATTAGACTGGACAACTTCTTGTGAAGCAGGGGCAGAAGGCTTACTAAACAGTCCCATCAGTCAACTCCATCTTGTAGGCAATGAAGTCGGGCTTCCATCCGAACTTCTTGAGGGCTCTTCCCCACGCTTTACGGCCATAGCCTTCAAGGTGACTACAGCCGTTATCCTTAGCATACTGCTCCATAGCCTTTTGCACCATAGGCAACCACTCAAACATTCGATCTCCACCAAGCAGATCAAGAGCAAGACACTTAGCTCCTGTCGGATAATGAGAGATCCGCGTTGTAACTGCCGCAACTGGCGTGGTTTCATCCATCACGAGCCATAACCCGTAAGTGCCATCCTTCAGCTTTTCGTAAACATACTCGATGTTATACGCGGCTGGAGCAATCTGCACCGCTTTGTTCAGCAACTCTTTTGCTTGAGGCCACACAACATCCACCACCTGCGTGGGCACCGCAGTAAAGTAAATTTGTGCGCTCATGTCTTTCATGCCGGCAGCAAGCCTCCGACTCGAACCTGATCTGGCTGCTCGGTTGTGCCGGTGCGCTCCTCGCGAACCCGATCCATCATATCATAAAGTTCCTCAGCGCCGGCATCAGTGGAGCCGTTGCCCAAGCCGCTAACAACATCTGCGGGAACTACGAATTCGCCGTCACTGAGGAGAACATCTTGGCTTCCGTCATCCATAGCTGCAGGCACGAAATCATCCATGCCATCGCCCGGCCCTTCAACCATCCCCTCCACATCGCCACGCTCACCATCTGCCTTGCCTGTGCGAACATCGCTGACAAGACGGCGTAAAGCTTCTTCGCCATACTGCTCAAGGAACATGCCAAGAACAATAGCCGCCTGCTCTTCAGGCAACTCCCCTTTGATTGCACGGATAGATTCCTGAACAATGTCTTTATCATTCATCATCGGCATGCGCTCTGCACCCGGCATTGCATCTGCAATGCCACCCGCCTGCATATACACTGGCTCCTGCATGCCCACAGGTTGATAGCGGATCATGCCACCTTGAGCAAAGTAACGAGAGCCATAGTTAGATGGAGAAAAATAAGAGAACTCTGGATCATAGCCGGGGCGATAGTCAGGGCCGGGACGCATTAAGCGGCGGTTAGCAGGCTCTGCTTCTGGAATATATTCTTCTTCTGGAATCTCAAACGGCTGTGGTTGCATGGCACGAAGAGTGCCGGGGATTGCAGTGCCGATACCTGCACCAGTCAAAACGCCCTGATTTACACCCTGCTGGAACATGCCGCTAAATGTATCTGGGCGAGTCACAACAGACTCGAAGCCAGATGGCATTGTAGCCAGACCACCACGAATGCCAGTTGCCCCTGCACGAGCAGCTTCACGAGCGGCTGCATCGCCGAACAATCCGGGAGCACCGGATCCCAGAGATCCAGTTGCGTTTGCACCAAGAGATCCTGCAGTTGCTCCGCCTTGTGCGGTGGCCGCACCAGCACCACCAGCAAACGAGCCAAGAGCGCCACCAAGAAGACCTGCGGTAAGACCAGTCCGAAGACCAGCGCCGATATCCTTCTCTTCAATTGCTGTTCCGAGACCAGAGCCTATCGCGCCGGCAATCAGGGGGCTGAGCGCTCCAAGCGCACCAGCGCCGGCCAAACCGGAGCCTAGCAAGCTGAGAATCATAGGAAGTGCCATCAGTGAAACCTCTTATTAGTGCAATTGCACTTTAACATACCATAGTTAATCACGCCACACGTTAGAGCGACAGTTCAAAGTGGGGGCCATCCAAGAAAGGGCGGCGGGCTTGTGAGCGGCGGAGGTCAATATATTCGTTCATCGCCTCTTCCATAGTGCCATCCCAAGCGCGAATATCCGTGATGTGCCACGCGCACCCCCAACGCAAAGGAACATCGACCGCTTCGGCACCCTTCTTCATTGCATCTGCAATCTCATCATACAGATTTAATTCCCACGATGCACGAGCAGGACGACCTATGTAAGCCATCAGATCCACAGCCTCACCGGGAATATGCTTGGATGACATGGTCTGGCTTGCGCCTTTTTTGACAAGCTCACGTTGACGACTAATCGGCCTCACCCCTTCGATCACTCCGAAATCAACAGTGGTCTCGGTGATGGCATATTTCACAACAGCAACAAGGCGCTCATCAACACCCTCAAGCTTGCTCAAGCTGCGCTTTGATAACTTAAAGCTCATGAGTTATTACCTCGTCTTTGAGCCATAACGCCTTCGAATGCACCGCCACCAAAATAAAAGGTGAGGATGATGAGCATTGCATAGCCGATCTGGAAGTCTTCAAGGACAGCCTTTACCTTTTCTGCGTCTGCAGTCTGCTCCATCAGCGTGAAGCCAAGAACCAAAGCAAAGCAAGCCAAGTAGATAAACGTGAAAGAAAACGCGATAACGCGCTGGGCCAGCTTGAAAGGCTGATATGCAGTTAGCAAATCGATGCGGGCTTTATTCTTTGCAGCGATCTCCTCCTCAGTGGAAGTGTGGAAGCTATCGATCAATCGAATCCCCGATTCGATAACCTTCTCGCTACCGAATATTTTTCCAAGCAGGTTAAACATAACTTACATCACCCCGCCGCCTGCAGGAGCAGGTGCCGTAACTGTGATTGCGGTGCTTTTCTTTTCGGCACCAGTCCAAGGATTACTGCACTGAGGGCAGTTGCCGTTTGGATAGGATGCAATCTCTTCAGGAGTATCGACTTCGTTCTCACAAGTCGCGCAATGCACGATATCCCGCGATGTTGCGGGAAGATATTGTTTGCCGTTTGGCATAGTCAGAATTGTTTGATCGCTCATGGCGCACCTCACAGTTGAAGTTGATTGACGTTAACAATAACCGATGGTGCATCTGGGGCAAATGCCAAGCCAGTAATCGGGGCTATATCAACGTCAGTGCTATTTGCGGCCCAGTATAATTCAACATAATCACTCGCCGCCAGTGATATTGTGTAATTTAGGGAGATCGGAGAATATCCGTTGTTAACATCGTTTGTGATAGCACGGACAGTATCTGTTACATCAGATCCGTTTTTGCGAATCCAGAAGTAAACATTCTTTGCGCTAGCGCTTTTTGATTCAAGCTGCAGATTGATATCAAATTGATAAAATCCAGCTTCTGTCACAACC